GTCACACGTTAATTTCCGCGTTTTTGGGTCGTCACCTTAATACTCGTTGTTTTGGAGGTTCTCGCTGTGGGTAGAGGTCGGAAAAAAAAGCCAGACGAATTAAAACGAATTGAAGGAAATCCGGGCAAACGTCCGTTGAACGGAAACGCCCCGGTGCCAACAGGTAGGCCAGAAAAACCCCCATACGTAACAGGACACGCGGCCGGCGTCTGGAATCAAATTATAAGCTCAATGCCCCCAAATTTGTATACGGCTGTGGATTCTGTCATTTTATCTGCGTTTTGTGTTGCAGCCGGGCAATATCGTACCGCGACAGAACAGCTCGATCGTGAGGGGTTGACCCTTAAATCTAAAAACAGCGGAGACGAAAAACCGCACCCGGCGCTCCAGGCTCAGACCAAAGCATTGAACGCTATATCAATATTAGGCGCTCGGTTGGGATTAGATCCGTCGTCTCGGTCATCAATCATAATGCCCTCTGGGATAAAACTTGAGAGCAAATTTGAGGGATTGATCGGAAGAAAAACATTGAGGGTTGGTGCGTGATGGCCGTTAAGTCGAAAAGCATTGACATTCGTGTCAAAAAAGTTATTGCTTATATTCAAAAATTAAAAGTCCCCTCCGGTGAGGGAGCAGGCAAGCCATTTAAGCTTCGCCCGTTCCAAATAAAATTTATCACGGATGTGTATGGTCCGCATAAAAAACACGGCAAAGAATGGCGTCGCCTTGTGCGGCGTGCCGTGCTATCTATTGCCCGCAAAAATGGAAAAACTGCATTGATTGCCGCGCTTGTGTTGGTCCATTTGCACGGTCCAGAGTCCATAGATAACGGAGAGATTTATTCAGCAGCGAACGAACGCGAACAGGCCGCGCAGGTGTATAAATTCTGTTGTCAGATTATCAAAGCAGAGCCTTTCCTGTTGGGTGCGCTGAAAATGGTTGACTCAACAAAAACAATCGCATGCTATCGAACTGGTAGTTTTTATAAAGCCTTGAGCGCTGAAGCTGGGACAAAACACGGATTAAATCCGACTGTTGTTATTTATGACGAATTGGCGCAGGCTCCGAATAGGGACTTGTTTGACGTACTTGATACGTCAATGGGAGCGCGCGCAGAACCGCTATTTATCATCATTAGTACGCAGAGCGCAGATCCGCAACACACATTGAGTTTGATAATTGATGACGGAGTACGAGGTAAAGATCCGACCACAGTTGTACATCTATATGCGGTTCCGGATGATGAGGAAAACGTTTTTGATGAATCGGTTTGGGGCAAGGCGAATCCTGCGCTCGGTGATTTTCGAACATGGGATGATATCCGCGCGTTGGCGCAGCGAGCAAAACGTATGCCTTCTTTTGAGTCAACATTCCGAAACTTATATTTAAACCAGCGCATTAGCGTAGTATCCCCCCTGATTCCACGAGCTGAGTGGTTGGGGTGTTTAGATAAAGATTGTAAATTTGAAGATGGAGAAGAAATTTATTTAGCACTTGACTTGTCGGCCGTAACCGACCTTACGTGTTTGGTCGCGGTTAGCGCACATGATGGTGAACGGACTCAGTGTTGGTTTTGGAAACCAGAGGAAGCGTTGCAAGATCACGAGGATCGGGATAGGGTCCCGTATACTCTCTGGGTTAAACAGGAGGTTATACACTCAGCACCCGGGCGAACAATCCATTATGGATTTGTTGCAGAGCAGATAGGCGAAATAATGAGTCAGTACAGGGTAATGGGATTAGCTTATGACCGTTGGCGTATTAATGATTTTCTTCGCGAACTGGATGCAATCGGAATTGAGGCATGGGTAGACGGGAAAGATACGGAGACATCTGATGGTCTGAGGCTGTGTCCGTGGGGACAGGGTTATAAAGACATGGCTCCCGCAATAGATGCCTTAGAGATATCTATTTTAGAGCGCAATTTTAAACATAACGGCAATCCATGTATGACATGGAACTTTTCGAATGCTGTTGTTTTAAAAGATCCGTCCGGGAATCGAAAACTCGATAAATCAAAAGCTCGGTTTCGAATTGACGGTGCTGTTGCAACTGCAATGGCGTTAGGTCTAAAGGCTCGATTATTGAGCGTTGAAGAACCAGAGCATGAATTATTTTTTGTGTAAGGAAAAACTATGTTAAATAAAGCATATTCGATTTTTAAAATTAAGAGTGTCAGTGAATCCAATGGTAAACGCACTTTTACCGGCATAGCATCGACACCTACCTCAGATCGGGTCGAGGATATCATGGAGCCTAAGGGCGCGGTATTTAAATTGCCGTTGCCGTTTCTCTGGCAGCACGATCATGCTGACCCTGTCGGTTGGATCACAAAAGCGACTCCCAGTAAAGACGGTGTTGCTATCGAAGGAGAAGTGGCGGACATCCCGGAAGAAGGCGAATTGAAAAATCGTTTACTCAAAGCATGGCAGATGATCAAGAACAAGCTTGTACGCGGTCTGTCGATTGGGTTTCTCCCCATTGAGTCATTAGATATTGAGGGATCAAGCTGGGGCAAGCATCATATTAAATGGGATTGGCTGGAGCTGTCCGCAGTGACAATTCCCGCGAATCAAGAAGCGACAATATTAACTGTTAAGGCCGCGTCTGGCCGTCAAATTAAATCCGGCGTTGCGGGCAAACCTAATTTTTATGGAGATAGAAATATGAAAACTTTACAAGAACAGCTCGCAGCGCTGAAAGAATCACGCGGCACCAAAGTTGCACGCATGAACGAGATTGCTGAAATAATTCAGCAGAAAACGGCAACTGGCGAAGATAGCGCAGAGTTTGATCAGCTTGTGGCCGAGATCGAAGCGCTTGATAATGATATCCGGGTGAAACAGGCTGAGATTTTTAATTCCCAGACCGCAGTTGAACCAAAACCCGTTGTCAAAACTGCACCGATTGTCCTTGTCAAAAAAGAGGATCCAGATGACAAATTTGAGGGTCAGGGTTATGTCCGTCAGGTCATTGCCAAGGCCATCGCTCAATTGGATGGCGTTTCCCCGATAGCCGTTGCGCAGAAACGCTGGGGTAAAAGCAATCCCATGCTTGTTGATGTGATTAAGAGTGCCGTTGAAGGTGGTGGGTCAGGAACCAGCGATTGGGGCGCTGAGCTGGTTGCAGCTGATGCTCGGTTTACTGGAGATTTTATTGAGTATCTGCACGGCATGACTGTCTATGATAGACTGCCTCTGCGTGAAGTTCCGGCCAACGTCCAGATTAAAGGTCAGGATGGCACAGCAACCGGGTACTGGGTTGGTGAAAACAACGCCATTGCTCCCAGTGCGCAGTCTTTCAGCTCGGTCAATCTGGCTCCGCTGAAAGTCGCAGCTCTTGCGATTGTTTCAAATGAACTGCTCCGGGATTCTTCCCCGACTGCTGAAGCGCTCATCCGTGACACGTTGGCAGAAGCATCCAGCAAACGCGTTGATGATACGTTTCTGAGTGATGCTGCTGCTGTCGGAGCCGTATCTCCTGAAGGTATCCTGCAAGGGATTGCAGCAGACAGTGCTTCCGGGACTGATGCTGACGCGCTGCGCGCGGACATCAAAACCCTTTATGGAAACTTCATTGCTGGCAAAACCGCTTCTGGTTTGATGTTTGTGATGAATCCTGCGCTGGCGAAGAGCATCCAGATGCTTTACAACGCACTGGGTCAGCCTGAGTTTGTTGACATCAACTCTTCTGGTGGTTCATTGCTTGGTGACCCAGTTATCACGGGCGACAATGTGACTGCAGCTCACCTGATTCTGCTTAACCCTCGTGAGATTTATAAAATCGGTGACACGGGTGTTCAGGTTTCGGTTAGCCGTGAAGCTACAATCGAGATGAGCGATGCCCCTGCGAATGAATCGCAGGGTGGTACGACCATGGCCGGGAACATCGTGAATATGTTCCAGACTGAGTCAACCGCCATCAAGGTTGTTCGTTCGATCAATTTTGAGAGACGGCGTACAGACTCTTATTGTGTAGGCTACGTTAGTGACGCAGCCTATGACAACAGTTCGTCATAAGCCAAGTTGTTGGGGTGACCTTTCGGGGTCACCCCATTACTTTTTTCTGGAGTTTGAAAAATGCTGGTCAAAACTTTGAGACGTCATGGATATGCTAAACAGATACGGATACCAGGCGATGAATATGAAATAAAAAAAGAGAAACATGTTAGGGTGCTTGAGGCTATTGGTAAGGTTAAGCGCGTTCCTGTAGTGATCCCTGCTCCTCCGAAAGGATATTCGACACCCATTAAAAAGAAAGCAACGAAGAAAAAAACAACGAAAAAGAAAGCAACGAAGAAAAAAACAACGAAGAAAAAAACGGGTAATACTTATAATCGCAAAGACCTTGTTGCAGAATAAAATATTATGTTTAAAACGATAACAAGCAAAACAAAACACTGGTTGCGCCGTATGGCTGTTAAGTCTCTATTCCCGGCGGATCAGTCGCGCGGATGGATACCTGTGTTCCAAGAATCTTATATGGGCGCGTTTCAGATTGACGATCCGGTGAGTCTTGGCGACGCCCTGGCACATCCTACAGTTTATGCCTGTGTGACGCAGATTGCATCCGATATCGGGAAACTCCGGCTACGGTTAACGCAATTGAAAAATGGAATCCATGAAGAGATCCCTGCGTATAATCCTGTTTTTCGCAAGCCAAATCCGTTTCAGACGCGCCAGAAATTTATAGAGGCGTGGATGATTAGTAAACTCACGCATGGAAATACATACATCCTCAAACAGCGAAACGAATTAGGGCGCGTCGTTGCGCTCTATATTCTCGATCCTCAAAAAGTGTCCCCCCTTGTTTCAGATAATGGAGACATATTTTACAGGGCGAAAAAGGATCACCTCTCACGCATAAGTGAGGACCTCCCGGCGATACCCGCTTATGAGATAATACACGACATGATGGATTGTTTATTCCATCCGTTGGTTGGCGTCCCGCCACTTTACGCTGCGAGTTTGGCGACAGCGCAGGGATTAGCGATGCAACAGAATAGTGCGCGATTTTTTCAAAATAACGCGCAGCCGGGTGGACTTTTAACTGCTCCGGGTCATATTAAAAATGAAACTGCTGAGCGCATCAAAACGCACTGGGGAGATAATTATACAGGAGAGCATGTTGGGAAAGTTGCTGTATTGGGTGACGGGTTAGCGTATGCGCCGATGTCGGTCAATGCGACAGATTCCGCAATGATCGAACAGTTGCGATGGACAGATGAAAAAATATGTTCAGTATATAAAGTGCCCCCCTATAAAATTCACGTTGGCGTTATGCCAACTTATCAGCAGTCAGAAACTTTGGATAGAAAATATTATTCTGACTGTCTCCAACGCCACATTGAAGCGATTGAGGTTTTACTTGATGAGGGGCTTGAACTTCCCCAGAATTTAGGAACAGAGTTTAACCTTGAGGATTTAATGCGCATGGATCTTCATCTCAAGATGCAGGTGGCAACAGATGGAGTCAAAGGTGGTGTTTATGCACCAAACGAGGCACGTAAAAAGTTCGACCTGCCTGCCGTTAAAGGAGGAGATACTCCATACTTGCAACAGCAGAATTATAGCTTGTCTGCGTTGGATGAGCGGGACAGGAACAACCCATTTGAAAAGACGACAGAACCGGTTGCGCGTGTTGGTGATTCAGAGGATGAAGACCAAACAGATAAAGCGCTGCATTTACTATTTCGCAAAAGTTTGGGGGAGGAGATTATAAATGGAATTTGATGTTGAGAAATTTGTATCTGGGATACATGAGTATTTAGCAAAGGAATTTTTGCCTGTTCTCCGCCGGATAAAAGACATTGAGGATCGTCAACCAGAAAAAGGCGAACCGGGAGAGAGCGGGGAACTGGGTGAACGTGGTGAACCGGGCGAGCAAGGACAGCAGGGAGAAAAAGGAGAGCAAGGGAAACCGGGTGATCAGGGCATTGATGGCGATCCGGGCGAGCCGGGCGATCAGGGCGAGCGTGGCGAAAAAGGCGATCCGGGCGAACCGGGCGAACCGGGCGAACGTGGCGAGCAGGGAGAGAAAGGCGAACCGGGTTCACATGGTGAACTTGGCGAAAAAGGCGAACGTGGAGAAAAAGGGGAGCCGGGTCAGGACGGTTCACCGGGTGAGCTTGGCGAAAAAGGCGAACGTGGAGAGCAGGGAGAGAAAGGTCAGGACGGTCTGCAGGGAGAACTTGGCGAAAAAGGCGAACCGGGTCAGGACGGGGAGAGCATCACAGAGGAAGATGTTGAAAAACTTATTGATCGTGTGATATCAAAACATGTATTAGATTTGGAGCGCCGTACTATTGACATGGTACAGAAAGCTATTGATAAAATTCCAGAGCCAAGGGACGGTACCCCCGGCAGCAATGGTATAGATGGTGCTTCGGGATTAGATGGTAAGGATGGCGTAGACGGATTTGGGTTTGATGATTTAAACGTTGTTCAGTTAGACGAAAAGCGCCTTCAAATTGTTTTTGAAAAAGATGGTCGTAAAAAAGAGTTTGTGATAGATATGCCAATTCTTATAGACCGGGGAGTTTATAGGCCGGGGAATACATATAGCAAGGGGGACGGTGTGACGTGGAGTGGGTCTTTTTGGATTGCTCAAAAGAACAGTCCGAATCAAAAACCGGGGTCTGGCGATGAATGGCGTTTGGCAGTAAAACGTGGGCGTGATGCTAAGGAGCTTTCGCAATGACTATGATTGTTACTCGTACGGAGGCGGCCGCACATCTCAGGATTGATGATTCAACTGACGAGGCTGCCGATCTTGATCTAAAAATACAAGCGGCTTCGGCCGTTGTTTTGGATTATATTGAGTGGACTCCAGATAGGTATGTTGCTGCAAATGAAATTGATGACCTTGATTCAGATTATGAGATTGACTCAGACTGGGATGATGATTGGGATTCCGATTGGCTGGGTGATGAAGATTATCTTGATACTCTTAAGTTTGCGACATTGCTATTACTGGGAGACATGCATCGGTATCGCGATGGAGGCAGTCCGAATTATGGGGAGGCAACTCTGCCATCTCCTGTACGTGCATTATTATACCCGATTAAAAGTTGGGGAACATATTAATGATTGATATATTCTGCGTAGCATCTGGCCCAAGCTTGACGAAAGCTGATTGCGATCTTGTTGCTCAGTCCGGGGCTAAGATTTGCTGCGTCAATAATGCTTGGGAGATGTTTGATCGGATTGACTGTCTGTACGCGGGAGATTGCAAATGGTGGAAAGCGTATCATGATAAGATTAGCATTCCTGTCGGCAACAAATGGACATGCGCAAAAACAGCATCAAAAGAATATAATGTAAATCTGCATAGAGCCAACGGTCCATTTAACTCGGGGATGCGAGCAATACAATGGGCAATTACTCAGGGATTTAAAAAGATTGGTTTGCTTGGTTATGACTGCTCAATAAAAAACGGAAGTCATTACCACGGCGATCACGATTTTCCAAAAGCCCGGCAGTTGACTGTACAGAAAATCAAGCATTGGCATTTGCATTTTCTTAAAGCTGAAAAACAAGCGCGCCGGGCAGGGGTTAAAATATATAATTGCAGTCGGTATACGGAGCTTGGCTGTTTTGCCGTAGCGAGTCTGGAGGATGTGCTTTGAATAAGATTGATGTCATATCTTTGCGTGCTCATAAGTTTGCAGGAAAGAAACATCCCGAAGGATCTACTTATAAAGTGAAGCCGGGACTGATTAAGTTTTTACGGAAAATGGGATGGGCTGATGCGGTTGACAATATTGTATTCTCCGGAGATGTCCCTGAAATATTAAAGGGTTCTGCTGTTGAGTGTGCTTTCATTCTGGGTGGCGGTTCAAGTGTTTCTGATTTAGATTTGAGCGCATTGGACGGCCAGCATGTTGTAGCGGTCAATCGTTCATTTGAAACTTATCCTTGCACGGAATTGTTTTTCGGTGACATGTCTTTCTTCGAAGAGTTTGGCGATAGGGTTAAGGCGCTTGATATTCCGAAAATCACCATAAAGAATCAGCTCAAGGATTTTCCGGGCATGAATGTTTTGCATAAAACATCAAATAGGAAAAATTTACAGAAAATACCGGGGCATCTTATTAGTAGCAACTCTGGGATAATGTCGTTGAATTATCTCCTGCATCGAGGTTGTAAATTGGTTGTTTTGATGGGTATGGATCTATGTGAGATTGGCGGTAGAAAACATCATCACGAAGGCTACACGCATCCATCAAAACCGAAATCTTGCGAGACAATGCTTGATGAGTGGCGCGGTATTAGAAAACAGGTACAGCAGAAATTTAATGCCGATATCATTCACGCGACTCCGGGGAGTGCGCTTGACGAAGTTGAATATTTGCCTTTGGAAGATATTGTAGGGGCGATTAAAGACAAGGATTATTTTGGCGGTTGGTGGCTTCCGAAAGGCGAGAAACATTTTAGAATGATGCTTCGGAAAAGCCGTCCAGCACATGGTCGGAAAACGTATCAATATCAAAAACTTTCTCCGGCGGTGGAACTTGTCAAAGATAAAAAGGGCATCGCTATTGATGTTGGGTCTAACGTTGGATTTTGGGCGTGGCATCTCGCGCGCGAGTTTGAACATGTTCATTGTTTTGAGCCTGTTCCGATGCACAATGAATGTCTGAGGCTTAATTCTCGGGGGGTGGATAATATTAGCATTTATGAAGAAGCGCTGGGCGACAAAAAGTGTGATGTTGAAATGCTTGTGTACGATGGGGATTGCGGAGCAACACACATTAATCAGGATCACCCAAGGCCGGGAGAAACATTCACTAGAGTAAAATCTAAAAGCAACACTCTTGATAGTTATGGTTTTGAGAATGTGAAGTTTTTGAAGATTGACTGCGAGGGGTTTGAGCTGGCTGTTCTGAAAGGATCCGAAAAGACGTTGCGAGAGAATAGCCCGGTGATTGTTGTTGAGCAGAAAAAAGAAAATGAGCGTTTTGGTTTGCCATCCAAGGGGGCAGTTGAATATCTAAAATCATTTGGGTATGTCGTTCAGCGCGTACTGGTTGGGGATTATATCATGACAAAGGGTGACAAGAATGGAAGATAGAATGTCCATGGTTTATGTGCGAGAGAATACAAACAAACCTTTGCTGGTCGCTGAAATTGGGGTGTGGATGGGGGACAACGCTCGGCACTTGATGGAATTGAATTTGGATCATCTTTTTCTGATTGATCCTTATAAGGAATATAAGCGTCATTCTCAGGAAGAGTTGAATGAGGTCATGGGAGTTGCTTTACCGAAAATCGCTTCACATCCAAATGCTTATAAAACAAGTTTTATTCGAAAGGAATCTGTTGAGGCAGCTATGCTTTTTGATGACGGATATTTCGATTATGTTTATATTGATGGCGATCACACATTGGCTGCCGCATCAGAAGATTTAAAGGCGTGGTGGCCGAAGGTGAAGTCTGGAGGGTATTTTGCTGGACATGATTATAGTGCAAGTATCGGAGTAATGCGCGCAGTTGATAATTTCTGCGAAGAGAATGGTCTTGATGTTCGCACGTGGGCGCCACCGAGAACTGTGGATGGGCCAATGCATCTCGCAGATTGGCTTATAGAGAAGAAAGATTGACATGGGTCTTGGCGATGAAATAATGGCAATGGGCGAAGCTGAAACTCTTTGTGAGAGCACAGGCAGACCTGTAGCTATTTGTGACAAACTCAATAAACCGCGTTGGCATGCCGCATGGAATAATAACCCTGCTGTCAGTCGGGAGAGCGGAAACGGTATTGATACTATTATTAATTGTCCAGGGAAACGGTCATATATTAAACAATGGAAATCTGCTCCACGCCGTACAGAATTTGTACTTGATCATCGCGCAAGAGCAGGTAGGATACATTTATCTCAGCAGGAGGAATCTATATCACGTGCGCTCGCACCGGGAGGGGCGTTTGTAATTATAGAGCCAGCTACTCGGATTAGTTTGCGGAGTAGTCGGAATAAAGACTGGGGGATGGAACGATGGGCAGAAGTGATTCGTGATTTCCCTGTGCCAGTGTACCAATTTGATATTGGTGATAGAACGCCATTGCTTGAAGGTGTCGGCGTTGTTCAGTCAACTGATTTCCGAATATCCGCCGGGATTGTAAAACTTGCCGCATTGGTTTTAACTGTTGACGGGGGGACACATCATCTCGCTGCGAGTATGGAAACTGATGCTGTTGTGGTGTTTGGCGGGTTCTGTGATCCTAAAATTACCGGGTATGATTCACACGCAAATTTTTATGCTGACATTGATGGGAGTCCGTGCGGTCGATACGATCCCTGTCCACATTGCAAAAGGGCAATGGAGATGATAACACCAGAACAGGTTCGCGCGGAATCGCTAAAACGATTGGAGGGGATGAATGTCGCTTGACGCAGGGAAACTGAGACACCGATTGACATTCTTAGTTCTGACATCTGAGCAGGACTCGGATGGCGAAATGGTTGAGACATGGGAGGAGTATGATACAGTGTGGGGATCGTTTGAGCCGTACAGTACAAAAGACGTATTGCTGGCTCGGAGTGTACAAGAGCAATCTTCTGCGCGGTCAGTGATTAGGTATGATGATGCGGTAACGTCTGACATGCGTGTATCGTTTCGGAGTCGAATTTATAAAATTGATGGGCCGCCATTGCCGGATCCAGAAAGCGGAAATGAATATATGACACTAATGCTTGCGGAGATAGCCAATGTTTGATGTTGGATATAGTCTTGAGGGCGTTGATGCTCTTAACAAAATGATGAAAGTTGTCGGTCATGAGGTCAGTTACAAAGGGGGGAGATTCGCTTTGCGCAAAGCAGCCAATTTAATTGCGGATGCAGTCAAAAAAAGCGCTTTGAGATTGGACGATCCCGAGACAACAGAAAAAATATCAAAAAATGTTGCGGTCCGTTGGAGTTCCAAGCAATTTAAACACTCAGGTGATTTAATGTTTCGTGTTGGGCTTCTTGGCGGAGCGCGATCCTTGAATACTTCTGTGAAAAAACGTAGAGGTAAAAGGACTCTCGAGGAATTGGGTGAGCTTGCGGGGAAAGGAAAAAACAATCCCGGAGGTGACACATGGTACTGGAGGTTTTTGGAGTTTGGTACGATCAATACAAGAGCCACTCCTTTTATGCGTCCGGCGCTGGCGAGATACTCACAGGCAGCTACGGTAGAGTTTGTAAAGCAGGCGAAAAAATCTATTGAGCGCGCTGTAAAGAAAGCGGCGAAAGGAAATAAATGAACCCGCCAATTTTTACAATTGTGTCGGCTGTTTCCGCAGTGACGACCTTGCTTGGTACAGACCCTGTCAGGTTCTTTCCTTTCGGTCAAGCGCCTGATGATGTGGATATGCCGTATGCGGTTTGGCAAACGGTTTCCGGGAGTCCCGATAATTATTTATCTGGAACTCCGAGCATCGACAGCTGGTTGGTACAAGTTGATGTTTATGCGAAGAAAGGATCAACCTCGCGTACAGTAGCAGAGGCACTGAGAGATGCGATTGAACCAGAGGCGTATATCACCGCATGGCGTGGTGAGAGCAAAGAAGATAATAACATTTTTCGATATTCTTTTGATGTCGAATTTTTAACCGCTCGATAAACGGCTTTTTAAAAAAGGAGATTACTTATGGGAGCCAAATTAACCAAGGGAACGGAACTTTATTTTATTGACCCTGATGATGATTCTGTAACGGAAATCACAGAGGTCACCGGATTTAATCCGGGTGGAGCACCGTCTGACCAGATTGATGTCACGGCACTTGATGATGATGCCAAAGAGTTTATGCGTGGCATGCGCACTCCGGGCACAGCGTCGATTGAGGTCAATCCTGATCCGGGGAACGCATCGCACCTGCGACTGCACGAATTGTTTCTTGACGACACAGTCACATCCATCCCTTTTTGTGTTGGCTGGTCTGATGGAACAGCAGCTCCAACGGCTGACTCTGACGGCATTTTTGATGAGACGCCCGTGGCACGGACCATGTATTATTTTGACGGCTATATCGCTGACTTCCCGTTTGATTTCAGCATCAATGCCGTTGTCAAGTCAACTATTTCCATTCAGCGAACAGGTGAGGCTACTTGGGTTGAGACTACATAATGGTAGATGATCTATCAATTGATGGGCTAACTAAAATGGGTGCGTTTACGGGCGCACCCATTAAAAAAACTATCACATGGAAAAAAGGCGATAACGAATTCTCTGCGATAGTGCACGTTCGCATGCTCAGTTATCATAGTACTGTTGCGGAGTTAAATGCGTTTTCGGATGAACATTCCGACGCGGTTGCCGGGCGGATTGCAGCTTGCATATGTGATGCGAAAGGCAAGGCAATTTTTGCCCCGGAAGATATCACTGGTGCGGCTGATCCTGAGCGTGGTCCACTTGATGGTAGTTTGACAATTGCATTGCTTACGGTTATTGCAGAGGTCAACCGCTTGGGGGGATCGGAGCCGGAACCCAAGGATTAACTGACCTCGATGAGTTCTGGCATGAGTTGGTTTTGAATGGGGTTGGAGGTCGGACGATAGCAGAGGCGAAGCGGAATATGCCGCACGCTGAGTTTATGGATTGGATTGCGTATCGGAATAAACGCGGTAGTTTGTTTGTTGGTCGGAGAACGGAAATGATGATAGCGTCATGGATGGCATTGTATGCGAACGCGCATAGCAAGGATGGCGGATACGATATGTATGATTTTACTCCGCACGAGGAAGCGCCTGAGTGGACAATTGACCGTGCACGAAAGGAATGGTAAATGGCAAATCTGGGAACATTGACGTTGGATCTCGTTGCAAAAGTTGGTGGATTTACAAAACCTCTTGACAAAGCAGGGCGACACCATAAAAAGACTGCCAAGCAAATTGCTCGCGAACAGAAAAAGATGCGCGACGATTTTAAGAGATCTATGGTGTCAATTGGTAAGTGGGGCGCTGCTATGGCTGCCGCTGCCGCGGTTGGTGCAGTCGCAATGACAAAAGCGAGTTTTGCGGCAGCTGACGTTATTGGTAAAACCGCAGACGCAGCAGGGGTAACAACTGACACATTGCAGGAGGTACGTTACGCTGCTGAAATTTCCGGCATGGCAATATCGGAACTTGACAAAAATATGATGGGCTTTGGCAAACGTGTCGGAGAATTGCGTGCCGGAACCGGTGCATTATACACCCTGCTTAACAAAACTAATAAAACGCTTATGGCGCAGATCCAGACAGCGCCAAATGTAGATGCTGCTCTCAATATGATTATGGACGCAATGGCGGGCACTGCTGATGATGCTGACCGTGCCGCTCTTGCTGTCGCGGCGTTTGGACGCTCTGGCCAGAAAATGGGGATACTGTCCAAGAGCTATAAAGATTTGCGTGCGGAAGCCAAGGAACTTGGATTGGTTATTGATGAGCATTTGATCCGGAGCGCTGAGAAAACGAACGATCAAATGACGACTCTCGTTACAATAGTCAAAACGCAATTGACGTCTGGACTCCTGGAACTTGCTCCGTATATTCAAAGTATAGCAACCGATCTGACCGAGTGGGTGAAAGCGAACAAAGACATCCTTTCTCAGGATCTGCCCGGATATATCAAAGGTATTGGTGAGGCGGTGCAGTCGTTTGTCAATTCCCCTGCGTTTAAATTGTTCAAAGAATATTGGGAAATTATTGCGGGGGGACTTGCAGGCCTTGCTGTTGCGGGTCCAATTGGTGCTCTTATTGGAGCAACAGGAGGGGCAGGACTTTCCATTTATTCGGACTTGGCGGAATATTTTGAAAAAACCCTGCCAGAGAAAATACGCGAATCGAGGGAAGAACTCGCTGAATTAAATAATGATTTAAAAACAGCGCCGATGTATTCGACAATGTTTATCAGTGGCAAACGAGATGTCAAAATTCGCATAGAAGAAGTAAAAGAAGAACTCGCGGAATATGAAAATATAGCACAGGCGCAACGTGACATTACTGCGGCCGCCAGAGAAAAAACGCTGATAGAAAGAGAAGCGGCCGAGGTGGTTAAAATACAGGCCGATGTTTATGAACGTTTGTCGGCAAATATGGCAGGCATGTCTGGTGATGCTCTTGTATATAAAATTGCTGATGTGCGCAAGTCAATTAAAGATATGGAGGGTATGCTAAACGCGTCCATGGATTCAGGAGCGAAGCAAAAAGCTCAAGGTGAAATTGCCGCCCAGAAAGATTTTTTAAAGCAACTGACATCCATGCGTAAGCAAGAGTTTGTTGTGTGGGAGGATCAGGGTAAAAAAATAATGGCGCTTGATAAACAGGTACAGCAATCTCTTGAGCTTATACATCTGGACGGATATCAAAAACAGTTGAAGGCGTTGGAACAAAAACAAAAAGAAGAGATAAAAAAATATACTGATGCCGGGGCTGATATTGTCGAATTGCTGAAATTGCATGATGCTCAGAAAACGGCTTTGATCGGGGCTACATTAAAACCTGTTGTTGATTCTCTTCAAACCGAAGAGCAAGCAATAATTAAATCATATAATAAGCGTAAGAAATTAATTGAGGACAATGTTGCTGATCATACTCGCGCTGCTAAGCTGGTAGATCAGTTGACAGCAAAGAAAGATAAAGATTTGGCGGGGTTGCTTCCGCAGTTTGCCTCGGCGCCTGGATTCGCAGGAACGGGGGGCGCGTCAGGTGAGTTAGGTATGCTGGAACAACAGCGTGACAATCTTAAGAAATGGTATGATGAACAAAAATCGTTGCTGGATCAAGCAAGAAAAGATCATGCCGATCTGAATGAGAAATGGAATGAAAAGGAGCGGCAGATAGAACAGGAGCACTCAACTCAGCTCGCTCGAATACAGCAGGCTCGGACATCATTTATGTTGACTACCAGCGTAAGCATGTTTCAGAGTCTCGCGGACATACAAAAAGCATTTACGAATGAACAGGACTCTACATTTAAAACATTGTTTGCTATTTCCAAGGCGTTTACGGTTGCGGAAACAACACTAAATATGTATAATGCGGTTTCAGATGCGTGGGCCACTGGGGCGACAGTGGCAGACAAACTGGCCGCTGCGAGCATAGTCGCCGGGGGAATGCTTACCATCGTACAGTCTGCGCAGGCCGTGGGTTTAGCGCATGACGGCATTGATAGCGTTCCCGAAACAGGAACATGGCTGTTGCAAAAAGGGGAGCGAGTAGTTGCGGAGCGCACATCAAAAAAACTTGATGACACGCTTTCTCGATTACAGTTTGGGAATGGCGGTATGAATGTAAATATTCACGAAGCGCCCGGAACAACTGCGCAAGTTCTTCAGCGTTCAGACGGATTAGATGTTCAGATCGCGCTGATAGAGGAACAGTTGACTGAGAGAATGAGCCGAGGGACAGGAATGGCAACCGCGCTGGATAGTAGATATGGGAGGCGTGGCTGATGAATAATTGGCCATCAACTTTGCCGCAGAGTGTTAGTATTGACTATGAGCTACAACCTCGATCGGGTTTGATGAGTACGGCAGAGGAGCGTAATCCAACGCGCAATCGCACTTATCCCGAATGGGCTGCCACTTTTTCAATGGTTATTACAACCGCACAGCTTGCAACGTTTCGAGCTTTTTATGATACTACTATAGCGCAGAGTGGAGAATTTGAATGTCCATGGCTTGATGATTTAGGATTTGATTTTCATTTTGTCAGGTTTTTAAATACTCCGAGCTGGCGCAGTAGTCAGTCTCCCTGTAACTGGATATTAACATTGCCATTAGAAATTATTGCAGGGGTTGAGATGGATGGATCTGATATTGATATTTTTCCGTTAGAGGAATCCTGATGAATGCTTGGCCAACGCTTTTACCATCACCGTTGAGGGCTGTCAGTATAACTCCGGGTGATAAATCTTTGAGTCAGGATTCATTGTCTGGTCGTAGAATTATTCGTAATTGGGGTCATGCTTCGGCAGATCGTGTGACTGTTCAATTTCGCATCAACAAGGATTTAGAATCCGAGTTTAATTATTTTTGGCATCGTGTGGGTATGGATGTAACATGGTTTACGGCTGAGTGGTTGACCTCTATGGGATATACGGATCATAAAGCTCGCATACTGGGATACCCGCGCCGTAAAGGTGTTGACATACAGTGGTCTGATTTCGCTGTTACTCTTTTGGTCTATCCGTCGGCGTATTGCGTTGACGGAGGTGAATGGATATAGTATGGATATGAGTGAAGCAGTACAGGAAGCGTATGCGTACGCAGATCATGATGTTACAATTTATGAAACTTTTGAATTGGTACATTCTGCGTGGGCTGAATATGATTCCGATTCCGACTCTGATTATGATAGTTCAGTTCGGCTGGTCAATTCCTCCAGATCGTTGCTCACAGAGGACGGAATATTTTCACCGGTCACGTTTGATGCGTCTATGCCTGAGACCGAAAGCAGTGTGCGCGGTCAACTTAAATTAACAATTTCATTCCTGCCAAAAACATATAGGGGGATGCTCTGGGACGCCTCACAATCGCCAGAAACCGATCCAGTATATTTATATTATCGGCAATACACAGGGGCAGGTGCAGAAGAAACTGCTGCCGCTGAATTACCTGTTCCTCTCGTTGTCAACAGCATTAATTTTGATGATGAGCAAACAATAATAAACGCTCTCTATCCTGATCTTGTAAATATCCCTTTTGGGCGTAGAATTATGACTGCGACTAATTTGCCCGGAGCGAGAACATGAGTCATTGGACGCTGAAATATTTAGGACAACCGTGGACGCCTGAGCGGAATTGTTATTATTGGTTTAGGCAGATTATGATCGAACAGTTCGGGCGGGATGGATTACCTCCCAATATCGTAGTTGACGAAAAAAGCTCAGCGCGTTTAGCTATGAGGGAATTTGCGAACGAGGCTGTAAAACAACATGGGTGGGTTCTGTCTAAAACTCCACGCGAGGGAGATGCGGTATTTCTTGCGGAGGGCAAACGTTCTTCGCACATTGGAGTTGCGACATACATCAAAGGGAAATTTCTGGTTGTTCATGCTCGAAAAAATACCGGGGTAGTTGTGAGTGATGTATTGGCGTTGAAAATGAATAATTTAAAAATAACAGGAAGCTGGACATATGAAAATATATTATAGCATTAATCCGTTATCACCCGGTTTACATGCAAAGTCGTTTGATGTATCTGACGGTGCAACACCTAACGAAGCAGTAAGCGAGTTGGGGTTTAATTTTGCCAGTCCGACTGTGTTGCTGGTGGATGGAGAGGCATGGGGACGATCTCAGTGGGATGATGATATCCCCGGATCTGCCAATGCTATATTTGTAGAGTTGCCAGAGGGTGCCGGGGTAGTGCTGGGTGTTATATCAATTTTACTCGCGGTGTACTCATATTATTATTTTAGTAGGATGGATAAATCGGTACAGGAATATGGTACGCCTGATTTGCTTTCTTCATTTTCAACAGGGAATAATCGGCTTAGGTTAGGGCAACCATTCCCCGAGCATTTCGGGCGATTCCGTGCGTATCCTGATTTAGCTCAGCAACCGTGGGTTCAAAACGATGACAACGATCAGTATCTTTATTTTCTTGGCATTCTTGGTGTCGGGGAATTTGACATTGAAGAGGTTTATATCGACAATACCCCACTAACAGACTACGCGGATAGTTCCTATAATATTGTAGAGCCCGGAGGTTCTTTTTCCTTAGTCCCCGATTTAGTTTGGACATGCAACGAAGCAACAGGGCAAGCGCTCGGTACCGATAATATTACTTATATCATTACCCCTCCTCTGACTGAAATATACAACATCGAATATGATATATTTTTTCCAAATGGGTTGGTTCGGTACAATGACGATGGGCGTAAAAAAACTCAAAACGTTAAGGTCATCGCTGAGGTGCGAACAGTTGATAATGCCGGTGCTCCTACTTCCGAATGGGTTGTACTGGAAGCAAAACCTTTTTCCGCTGCCAGTAAAGATCCGCTCAGATATTCTCGCAAACTTGCTGTGCCGTTAGGGGCTGATCGGTATCAATTTAGGATACACAGAACAACAGAACCCAGTGAGGATTCGAAAACGGTTGATAGGGCAACACTGGCTGGGCTCCGTGGTTATGGTGCTGTGCATCCTAACTATGGAGATGTTACGTTAGTTGAGGCAAAAATAAAAGCTCAGGATCAGCTCAGCAGTAGCGCAGCATCTCAAATAAATGTTGTGGCGACTCGTAAATTATATGAGGTGGGTGATACTGGTTTTGGTGTGACATTGACATCGACTCGATCAATTGTTGATGCAGTTGCGTATATGGTTACCGCTGATAACGGAGGGCAGCAGAGTAATAGTTTGCTCAATTTTAGCGAGCTGTATTCTGTACGTACGGACTTAGCAACTGCGGAGTATTATTTTGATTATCGTTTTGGCTCTCGCTTGTCGGTAATGGATGCCTGCGCCAAGGCCGCTGCTTGCGGTCTGTGTGCTCCGTGTATGCCGGGAGGTGAGTTTGCATTAGTGATGCACGAAGAACAGGCGTCTCCATCATGTATGTACACGCATGACAATATTAGTGATTTAAAAATAACGGTTGCACCTCGTACCCCGGACAGTCCTACATGCGTAGAGGTGAGGTATATTGATCCGGACACATGGGATGAGGAAACTGTGCTGTGTTATGACGGGGATGGGTCTGAGGATAATCCATTAGATATTACTCTTGAGGGGTGCACGGATAGACAGCAGGCGTATGAGGTAGGTATGTTTGCGTATTGGCAGGAAAGATTTGAGCGAGCTACGATTAAATTTACAACTGATCTATCTGGATATATTCCAGCCCTCCTATCAAAAGTTGTCGTCCCGAATAAAATGACCGTCTGGGGAGCAAGCGGTTTGATTGCCGCCGTTGATAGTGATAGTATTTGGTTGACCGAGCCTGTTGATTTCGGGGAAGAGGTTGAAGGGCATCTATATATTACCGATGAAGACGGAACTGTTCTTGGTCCATATGTAGTCACTCCCACGGATCATTCTCATTGTGTTGATGGAGACATTGAAAATCTTAATACTCTGGAGGATGACGGATTAAAAGCAACTCGTTGGATGTTCGGGATAGAAACGGATGAACCGTTAATGGTGCGAGTGAGTTCCATCAATCCGCAGGGACGCGATTCAATCCAAATATCTGGTTCAATGGTTGCTGATGCTATATATGACGACCCCGGTTCTGCTCCGGCAATTGATGGGTTGTATGGTGGCGCCGCACTCCTCGCAGCCGTGAGCGTTGAGGACTTGGGATATGTCGGTGATCCGGGGGAAGGTACATATGATTACAATGTGACGTGGGGCGGTTCGGCTGTTAGCGTTCGGATCGAAAAAGATGAGGGTTCTGGGTATGTGCAATTGGTAGACGAATACACTGATCCATCGTATGTTGTTCATTCGTCCACGGTTGATGTTGATATAAGAGTTACCCCATATGATGCTGAGGGGATTCGAACAGACAAGCAGTCGGTCACAGAAATCGCCACTCCTCCTGCTCCCACCGGGGTAGTTGTAGATGTAGACGGAATGGAGGGCGGAATTTATGTGACGTGGGATGCGTATGTAGGTGCAGAATATTATCTGGCAGGGCTTTATGTCAATGATGTAGAGGTAGCCGAATTGGCCGTGTCCACGGAGTCTGCATTATTATCTACCGATCAAATAATTGAATTAGATGGTCCATGGCCGGAATTTGATATATATGTTTGGGCGGTTGTAGATGCCAAACAATCTGTTCCTGCCATAGAAAATAAAGTTTTGGTAGCGCTTGATGCGCCAATGGATACGCAGTTTGAGGATCGGCTTGACACGGGCGTGATGATTAGTTGGGCGCCAGTGGGAGGCGCGGTATCCTATATTATTTGTTATTCAGATGAGCCAGATGGGGGAGGGGAATTTGTCGCGTCAGATGGGAATATTATTTGGCGAGAGGATGCGCCATTAGAGGGAGTGCCAAATGCTCACCTTGTAGATTTGGTTATGGATGGAACAACGGTACATAGTTTCAAAGTGGCAGCGCAGCAGTATGGGCACGCGACTGCTGATTTAAATTTTAGCGATCCGGTTTATGGTGCAGTGTTTACATCGCACTATGACGACCTTGAGGTTGACAGCGTTTTCGAACATGACATTAGTCCTGACCAATGGGGCTATCTTGGATCTATGGGAGCTCAGCCTCTTGAGAGTGAAACGGATCCTGTATTTTTAGCGTCAGACGCTGCTGATGTTACCTCGGAGCTTATGAGCCAATGGGATGCTGCGTTTGGTTGGGGTGATCATGGCGTGGCAGGGTATTTAGATGGAGGACATCTGAGCACCTATAATCACGATAATTATGATACAGCATACCGATGGGGTGATCACGCCGGGTTATATGATCCGCTTGG